ATTTAATGAAAGAGATGGATTATACTACTACGCAAAAAATGATATTAATCAACAAGATAATATAGTCGATCCATCTTTAGATTCCGATAATTGGTCGAGCGATACATTTTTCTTTGATGCAGATTATGGATCTTCTGTAAATTTTCAATGCGAAAATAAAAAAAGTGAATATTCTGATGGTTATTATATATATCAGCCCGTTGGAATAAATTCTGTAAAAATGCAAGTGGACCTGCAATTTAAAAATCGATCAAATAAAGAAGCAAATGCAATTTTACATTTTGTAGAAAGCCATCTGGGTCAATACGAAAAAGATCGATCTTCACCAAACCTTAAATATAGTCAAGGTATAAATGGTTTTAGCTGGGGTCAAGAATCTAGTTTTCATCCATATGATTCTGCCGAAATAAATTCTAAGAAATTTTATTGTCTAGAATATTCTCATTCATTGAATTTTGAGAATAGCAATGATGTTAATGTTAAGCTTAGTAATTTTGATACATCTTTACTCAATAAATCTGAAGCATTGTATATTAATGCTGCGACCGCATATGATGAAACTGAATACTACGAAAAAAATGATATTGTATTGTTTGAAGATAATCATAAGTACTATTATTGCATTTCTGATGAAGCTGTGAGTGAGAGAAGCCCTGCAGTAAGAACAATAACATGGCAGAGAAATGGAGGTTATTTTTTAGAGGAGAATGAAGATATATGGACTCGAGATTTTTTATGGAAGCCTTCTCTTGGTTTAAAAATTTCACAAGCCCCAAGATTGAAATCTATAAAGCTGGCACAAGATTATACTCAAATACACCGCGACGGAATCAATGAAAATTCACTCGTTTTAGATCTAGAGTTTAATAATCGAACAGATGATGAAGCGCGAGCGATACTGCACTACTTAGAACATCATTATGGGTGCGTGCCATTTCGATTTAATGTTCCAGCGCCATATGAAAAAGATAGAAATTTTTTATGCCAAACATGGACGCACACATACAACTATAAAAACAATCATAGTATAAAAGCAAAATTTGAAGAGTTTCCATTTAATTTAGATGCTTCAAAATATGATGCAATTGTAACCGAACCGATTTTAAGAGAGTCTGAGTTTTCCATTGCGAGCTCCATATCTTTTACTGATGATTCTGAAAATTTACTTTATCAAAATAAATTCAGAAAGAGAGTAACCTTTAAAAATAGTGGAGACAAACCGTTGGAAATCAACTCTGTAGCAATAGAAAATGGGCCTTTTGAAATAGTTGCTAGAAATTCAGCTAACGACGTTCCTATATTGGTCGAGAGTAGAGAATATGATTATACTTTTCAATTGAATGCAGATTCTTCTCTACCCTTTGAATTAAGCAATCAAAATATTAAAATGTTTAAACAGTATTCCGATGGGGTTTCTGGCGGAATAACATTTGCCGCAATTGATTCAAGTGGAAATAGACTTGTGAATAATGGAAAAGCTAGTAGTTTTTTGCAAAAAAATGATGGAGTAATACTTAATCTTGCAACAGGAGAAGTTAGCGCAGATTATGCAAAATTTATTAATGAAATCTTTATTCAAAACAACTCTAATTCCTATACTATTGAGTCAGGAGAAATTGGATACGTTGATGTGTATTATAATGGATTATTAACTTTGAATGATTTTAGAAGTCAGATAAATGAGTTAGGCGACTTGATTACAGTTGTTCCAACTTCAAAAACTTTTTACGGGGATTTGCATTTTAGCATAATTCATAGCGATGGATCTACCGAAATAATAAAGACAACGTTAAAAATAGAACTTCATAGATAATGTCAAAATCAGAATCAAATGTAAATAAGCAATTATCATCTCTTCAGCCAGATACATTGATTGAATTGTTTGAAATTGATTTTAGTAATATGCAGGAAAATTTTGAACAACTGAAAGATATGTATGGTATAAATGTTGGGGCTGATACTGTGTATAGATTTTGTTCGTCAATAAATTCAGATAATGCAATTGTTTGGCAAGGAAAATCTTATCAACCAATGCCAATCATGTCGGAAGGATTTGAAAATAAAAATGATGGACGTTTCCCGAGACCAAAACTTATTATCGCAAATCCAGACGGAATATTTTCGCGGATAATATACAATAACAATGATTTTGTTGGATGTAAAATAACACGAAAAAGAACATATGTTCGATTTCTGGATGATGAAAATTTTAAAAATAAAAATTTAAATTCAGATGGAAAAAATCCATTTGGTCAATCAGACAAAGAATCTTATTTACCAGACGATGTTTATTATATAAACAGAAAAATGTCTGAAGATAAAAATGGAATATCCTTCGAGTTGTCTTCTCCTCTAGAACTTAAAAATGCTTGGTTGCCTGCAAGGAGATTGTATGCAAATCTTTGCACGTGGACATATCGTTGTGAGATTGGTTGTGGTTATAGAGGGCTTCCTATAGAAACTAGCGAAGGACAAGATTTAACCGCTGGATTTGCATTTAATCAATATGCAGATAATCCTGGAGTGATTGATCCTTCGGCTTATCCTGGTGGTCTAGATGACATATTAGAATGGTCGAAAGATGGTTATGGGGGGTCTTCAAGTTCTGTTCCTGGCTATAGATTGAATGATATTGTAAAAATAATTTCACGCAATTCCGATAATCCATATCATCGCGCACCTCAAGTATTTGTTTGTATACAAGATCATGTTAATCCTGCAGACCATCATCCATTTTTCGACAAAGAATATTGGTTGAAAGATGATTGTCAAAAAACACTTGAGTCTTGCAAGCGAAGGTTTGATAAATATGCTGTAAACGAAAGAGGTGGTATTCTGAACGAATTTAACAAATCAAAGCCTGAGAGTGTTTTGAAATTTGGTGCATTTCCTGGTGCCGCAGGGTTTGGATATGAATTATAATATTGAGCGAAAAATACTGCAAGAGATAATTGATCATTGTAGAATATATAAAAACGAAGAGGGTTGTGGAATAATTGTTAAATTGAATAGCTCTCAAAAATTCATACCCTGCGAAAATATTGCCATAGATAAACAAAAATATTTTGCATTAGATTCGAGTATTTATATTGATTATGATGTTGATGTGATTGTACATTCTCACTGCTTAGGTTCAGCCCAGCCTTCAGATTTAGATAAAAAATGCGCAGACGAATGGGATATTCCTTTTTTAATTTATAGTACTATTGACGATAACTTTTGCCTATATTACAATAAAAGTGTAACAACTTTCAAGGTTTAAAGGTTTAAGGTGAATACAGTATATTTACATGGCGGTATCGGTAAGCGATTTGGTAGAAAATGGCAGTTTGATGCGCGCAATTCACAAGAAGTAATCAAAGCTTTAGACGCAAACAATGAAGGTTTTATTGCATATGTTGTAAAACAAGCGCTAGAAGGAAATGAACATTTTTTACTTGCAAAACATCCCGACAAAATCAAATCAGAGGAAGATTTAATTGACAACATAATTACAGAAAATGAAATCAATCGAGAAATACATGTTGTTCCAAGTGTGTATGGTGGATTTGTTGCTACTTGGTTAGCAGGATTCTCTATGATTAGCACAACTGCAGCGGGAGCAATGAGCGCTGCTCTTTGGGGCGGACTTGCGCAATTAGCAATTGGTGCATTACAAAAAGCTCCAGAGAATAAAGTAAACACACGTGGAGAGAATGTATCCACGAAATCATTTCTTCTTGGTGCATCACAAGAAACAGCGTCTCAGGGAGGATCAATTCCATTGGGGTATGGACGAGCTTTGGTTGGCCCGAGTTTAATTGGTCAATCAATGGCAACAACAAGGCTCGATTCTACATATTTAGAATCTTCAAACCAATTGACATTCACTCACTTGATCTGCGAAGGTCCGATTGAGGGACCTGTAAATGAATATGGAAATAAAATAAATGCGTGGAATTATAGTAGTGGACAACTTGTTCAAAACCCAGATGTGCAGCAAGCTTTATATGTTAATGACATTCAAGTATTAAAGGGGGACTTGTATAATTTCAATTTAAACGAAAACAACGAACTTCCTTCAATCAATATTAATCAGAAAGAATCA